CTTCCAGCACACCGTCAGCAAAACCTAGTTCAATCGCCTTGTTCGCATTCATCCACGTTTCTGCGTCCATCCAGTGGGAGATTTTTGCTCTCGATTGATTGGTCTTGACCTGGTAGGCGTTGATGATGGATTCCTTGACCTCGTCCAGCATGGAGATGGCTTTTTGCATTTCGTCCGTGTCACCGATGGCGATGGTCAGTGGATTGTGCACCATCATCAGGGCGGTGGGAGCCATGAGGACTTTCGTGCCAGCCATAGCGATGACACTTGCCGCAGAAGCCGCGATGCCGTCAATCTTGACCGTGACATTGTGCGGATAATCCATCAACATGGCGTAGATTTGACTTGCAGCGATACAGTCTCCGCCGGGCGAATTTAGCCAGATGGTGATGTCACCCTTGTCTGAGAAAAGTTCCGATTTGAACATTGCCGGAGTGATTTCATCGCCCCACCAAGTCTCATCCGAGATCTCTCCGTCAAAGTAAAGGACGCGCTCGCCACTTTCGTCAGCGTCACGCGCCCAGTTCCAAAACTTCTTGTTTTTTGCCATTAGCTTGTATCCTCCGTTTCATTTGGTTTGTATGCTGCTCCAACATCGGCCAGCTTGACCATGTTGCCGTTGACGAAGTGCAGATCGCCTCCTTCCTCGGCAGTCAGCAGATTCATATCCTCCAAGCCGCGCACATCGTTGACCGACATAAATCCGTTTTGAATGCCTGTTGAATAGCCTTGCATACGGCTTTGGTAGTCGCCGCGAAGTAGTCCGTCGAGATTAAACTTGATAAAGATCGTCGCTTTTTCCGATGGCAGAATGAGAGCCTGCTGGAGAGACTGCTCCCACCTGACCACCCACGGGTCGAGGGTATATTTGACGAACTCTAAAGACTGCTGTTCGATGTTGGAGAAGCTGCTCTTTTCAAGGTCGCCGACCATATGAGGAGGCACTCTGAAAATACGGGCGATTTCATTTATCTGAAACTTACGTGTTTCCAAAAACTGCGCCTGTTCCGGCGGTATGGACATCTGGTGGAATTTAAGACCTTCCTCCAAAACCGCTACTTTGTGTGCATTTGCGCCTCCGAATTGCGACTGCCAGCTTTCTCTGAGCCTGTCGGCCTGTTCCGGTTTGATGACACCGGGGTGTTCCAACACACCGCCGGGGTTCGCTCCGTTGGCGAAAAACGTAGCACCGTAGTCCTCCGTTGCAAGGGCAAGTCCTACGGCGTTCTTTGCCATCGCAATCGGCGAGTAACCTATAAGGCCGTCAAAGCCCAAGCCGGGGATATGCAGGACGTTCTCACGCCGTAATTTGACCTGCCCCTTGTCACTTTGGTAGGTGTAGACCAGTTCGCCGCTTTCGTTTCTATCCACAGCCATTCGGTCGGGCAGGAGTGGATAGAGTGTAATGGGAAAACCCCTGCCGTCTCTGATAATCTGTGCGTAGGCGTTGCCCCAAAGTAAAAGATGACTCATCAGTGTTTCTCTGAACACAAATGAAGTCATCTCGCGGTTAGGCTCATCATGAAGCAGCCGGTAGAGGGGATGCGACGGTTTTGTGGATTTGCTCCCGTTGACGGTTCGCTCATATACATGGAGCGGAAGCCCCGCCACCGATTCGGCAAGGATACGGACGCAAGCATAGACCGCTGAGGTCTGCATCGCCGTTCGCTCATTGACCGCCTTACCGCTGGTTGTGCCACCGAAGAGAAAACTCCAGCCACCACCGACACGGTTTTTAGGCTTATCCCGTGAGCGGAACAACCCAGAGAATATGCTCATATAAATAACAACCCCCTTTCATCATAGACACTGTCGTTGATACCACCGCCGAGGGTTGCCCTCGCAAGTCCCATGATCAGCGCGACCACACCGTCTATTTTCTCTGTTGATTTCTTTTTATTGGGTTTGATGTTTCCTGCAGCGTCTTGGTCGACGATGACATTACCCATATTCCAGTCGAGGACAGGATGTTTGCCGTGGCGTATTTTGCCTTCCATCACAAACTGATAGAAGTCCTTTGAAGGTGGGGACATGGAGATGAAACCCTGACCGAACGGAAACACTGTAAACCCATGCTCCGCACCCAGTTCTTCAAGGTCGCGGCGTATCTTCTCCGCACCGTAGCGGTCGTAGGCGATTTCACGAATTCTAAAACGCTCCGACAGCTTGGCGATGAAAGCCACTATGTAGTCATAGTCCACCACATTGCCCTCGGTGGTGTTGAACACTCCTGTCTTTTTCCATACGGCATAAGGAACGTGGTCGCGCCTTGTCCGCAGGTCAATCACATCTTCCGGCAGCCAGTAAAACGGCATCACTGTGTATTTGGTATCAACTCCAACCGGTGGGAATACCAGAACCAGAGCCGTAAGATCTCCGGTACTGGAAAGGTCGAGACCGCAGTAGCAATCCCGACCCTCGTATTCTTCAAAGTCTATGTCTTCGCCGCAGGCGTCCCATTTGTCCATAGGCATCCACCTGATATCGGCGTTGCACCATTCGTTCAGGCGAAACTGCCGAAAGTGCATCTCCTCGGCGGGGTTTTGTTTCGCCTGTTCATAGGCAGCCTGCACCGTTTCAAAAGGAATCGTTACATCGATGGATGGATTGACCCGTCGCCAGACGGCTTCGTCATTCCAATCGTCATCTTCTTCAATGCCGAATACGGCAGGATAGAAGGATGGATCAATTTTCGAGCCGTCCATAACCGCTTTAGCTTTTTGGTGAATTTCATAACAGATGCTCGTCTTATCCCTGCCCGCTGTGGTGATGAGAAAGTAGAGGGGCTGCCGTCTGGCGTCACCCGTGTACTTGGTCATGGTATCGAACAGTTCGCGGGTCTGTTGGGCAAAAAGCTCATCAAATATTAGCCCGGAAACATTGAAGCCTTGTTTGGACTTTGTTTCCGAGGACAGCACTCTATAAAAACTGTTGGTGTGCGGGAATATAATCCGCTTGGTTGACGGCACGAGTTTTGACAGTTTTGCCAGATCGCCGCATTGCTCGACCATCGCTTTGGCAGTATTGAAAACAATACTCGCCTGATTGATGTCGGCGGCACAAGAGTAGACCTCGGCACCCGCTTCGCCATCGGCGAACAGGAGGTAGAGGGCGATTGCCGCCGCCAGTTCCGACTTGCCGTTTTTCTTGCCGACCTCAACATACGCCGTGCGAAACTGCCGATAACCGTCCTCTCCGACGATGCCAAAAATATCTCGGATAATTTGCTCCTGCCACGGCATCAACCTAAACGGTTTTCCATACCATTCGCCGGTGGTGTGCTTGAGCATGGATATAAAATTAATCGCAAAATCTGCTCGCCGTACATCGTATCGGCTGGTCGGCAGCATGAGTGGTGTTGGTTTGTATTTGAAATCAGGCACCGTCGTCCTCCTTTCGCGCAAAATAAAAGACCTCCGAAGAAGTCATCAAAATTTATCTGTACGAGAAACAGCCCCTTGTCGGGGTGTCTGTCTTTCGGTTGTTTCGTGTTTAATTGTACTTGCTGAGGATGATGGTGTAGACCGCCTTGACCTCATCGGTGGGTTTGATATCCCAACCCCTGTCGTAGCTGCAAAGGTCGCGGGTCTCGCCGAACTTGCGTAGTGTCAGCTTGCTGATTTTGCCGCCGTCGATACCGAACGGAGAGCTTTCCTCATAATGCTTGACCCAGTATTTGTACTTGCTGCCTGTCGATGGGCAGGAGATAATTCCTTCACTCCACATTTTCGAGTTCCCCCGTCAATATCAGATTTGCATATCGCTTGGTGTCCGTGGAAATGAAGTTCGCTAATTCGTTGAATCCCATCTCCATCGCAATTTTGAACACTGCTTTGGTATCGAACATATTTGTGCGCCCCGTGGACGCCACATTACGACATTGTGCTTTGACAACCTCGGCTTTGGAAAGCAGTCTGATTTCATCCTCACCAAAAACCGCTCCGAGATGTGAGCCGCTGTCCCAGATAATGAAAACCGTGCCTGTGTCGTCTACGAAGTCTACCGTTCCCGTGTCGCCGGGTTTCAGCTTGGTGTAGGGGTCAGTCATAGAAATCAGTTCAACACGAGCGCCTTTTTTGTACCTTACCCTCCGTGCTTCGAGGGCTGCTTTTGATATGAACCTATTCACTGTCTGCCACCTCAATTTTCTTGCCGCCTTTCCAGCTTGAATTGCCCTCAAGTCTTGAAAGTAATATCTTTCGAGCTGCTTTGTACTCGTCGCCGATGAAGCCAAGGGAGAGCAGGAAACACCGCATGGCGTATTTCGGGTTGCCGTCGATGTCTTTTTCTCTTGCCGTGATACGCTTCTTTTCAATTGCGGTTTTGCAAAGCAGGCTGATCAGCGTGGCGTAGGCTTCTGTGTGTTCTGCATCAATCGTTCCTTTAAACCAGGGGAACTGCAGTGTGTCGGTGGTCTGCTTAATCGGCAGGTCATCCGTTCCGATCGACGCCTTGAGAAGCGGGGCTTTGGCATTCACCAGTTTGGAGAGGTTGTCGAGTTTTTCAGGTGTAAAGCCGTCAAGGGGTATTTCGATGGTCAGGCGGTCGCTGAGATCCGCTTGGTATGTGCTGCTTTCGGGTCCAGTCGCCAGCTCATCGTATTCTTCGGTGACTGCTTTGAAGCTGTGCAAACCGCAAAGGTTAGCGACCAGCTCCCGGTTGTCCTCGCCCGTGACTGTGCCGGTCTTGTCGATGTGGTAGCCGCCAATCTCGTAGGCGAATGTCGGCGCTCCGAGGTAATTGGTCGGGGCGTTTAGTTCATGGCTGATGGCTGCGACCAGTGATTTGCGTTCAGAGCCTGTTACGTTGTAAGAAAGTCTCATGTTCGTTTCCTCCATTTTCCTTGATTTTGCAGGGGTTTTTTGTCCTCCGCGCACTACATATATCACTCTAAAAGCCTTTATTAGCAAGCTTTTATGTGATAATAAATGCACCGAATATCAAGGAAATACGGCCCCTTGTTATTGTGTGTATGACACAATGCCGCTGAGAATAAAATCATACTTGGAAGAGCCACATATTGTTTTTGACTATATTAAAGCCACCTCTTTCACGAGATCGGCATATTGGAATACCTTGCCGTCACGCTCACATGTGATATCCTCGCCGCCGTTTTGCTTGTACTCGGCATACCTGCGTAAAATGACCGAAGCATACTTTTCGTCCAATTCGAGCATGTAGCAGGTGCGGTCAAGCTGCTCGCAGGCGATGAGCGTCGACCCGGAGCCGCCGAAAGTATCCAGCACGATGGCGTTTGCCTGACTGCTGTTGGTAATCGGGTATGCCAGCAGGTCGAGGGGTTTGCTTGTCGGATGATCGGCGTTTTTCTTTGGTTTATCGAAGTTCCAAATGGTGGTCTGCTTGCGGTCGGAATACCACTTGTGCTTGGAGGTATTCTTAAAGGCATACAGCACCGGCTCGTGCATTTGCTGGTAATCACCCCGCCCAAGCACGAGGGCGTTTTTCACCCAGATGCAAGTCGTGGAGTAATGAAACCCCGCGTCCACGCAGGCACGAAAAAAGTTCACCTTCTCCGAATCCGAATGGAAGCAGTAAAAAGCCCCGCCATCGGCGAGGTTCTCATAAAGATTCTTAAATGCCGACAGCAAAAAGATGTAGAATTGTTCTGCCTTCATGCTGTCGTTCTTAATTTTTAGTCCGCTCACAGATTCAAAGCTGACATTGTAAGGGGGATCGGTCAGGACAAGATTAGCTTTGCGACCATCCATCAGCTTCCTGACAGTTTCCGATACCGTGGCATCGCCACAAATGAGTCGGTGCCGCCCCAGCGTCCAAACATCTCCGGGCAAAACAAAAGCCGCCTGTTCAAGAGCGGCTGTCAAGTCGAAATCGTCGTCAGCAACGTCCCCGCCGGGGTCGGCGAAGAGTTTTTCAATCTCGTCGGCGTCAAAGCCCGTAATTTCGAGGTCGAAGCCGAGTTCCTTGAGGTCGGCAAATTCCAGAGCTAAAAGTTCCTCGTCCCATCCGGCATTGAGTGCAAGTCTGTTATCGGCAAGAATATACGCCCGCTTCTGCGCTTCGGTCAGATGTTCCACAAACACGCAGGGAATTTCGGTCAAACCTTCGGCTTTGGCGGCGAGGACACGACCGTGTCCTGCAATAATGTTTAATTCTTTGTCCACGATGATAGGGGATACAAAGCCGAATTCCCGTAGACTTGAGCGCAGCTGTAGAATCTGCTCCTTGGAGTGAGTGCGGGCGTTCCTTGCGTATGGCACGAGCCGGTCTATATTTACTTTTTCAAATCGTTCTGTCGACTTCATAAAGAACCTCCAAATTTTTTCTATCCTCTCTATTGACATTCTGTCGGCATGGTAGTACAATTAAATTGCTCTACCGGAGCGGTAGTACAAAATATCAAGAAAAGAGGAAAATATTATGCCACGAAAAAATTACATGACCATCAACGCCCACGAAACAGTCCAGCAAATGTTCGATGAGTTTGTTTTGCAACGAGGGCTGACGAAAACCGTAGCACTTAACGATATGCTTGAGATGTACATGATTGCCAAAGACGAGGAACTCTATATGGAACTAAAAAAGAAATACTTAAATATCGAATCTGTAAGGCAGATGCTATCTGACCGTGATTCAGACGAAGTAAATCTTTCTGATGAGAGTTTCATCTTTATGAAACTCGCAACCTCGTGTGATAACCAAGGTAACGAATATAACGGTCATGAAACCATGCAGCTATACATCGCAGACCAAGCCGTAAGAGGATTTACATGGTTTTCTACGCAAGCTCTCTATTACGGTATGTCACCAAAGCGTGTAGCAGCGTATAACAAAGCAATTAGCCGCGGCGAAAAAGTTACTATTATCTTTGCTATCGGAAGAACTGCTGGCGGTAACAATGACATTGAATATAAAGCCAATGTCTTGGAAATTAAGTCGTTCACAGAGCCTAAGAGCTTATCAAACGATGACTACCCTGCAGCATGGCATGGTGAAACAGCACGTATTTGGATTAAAATTGAAGATTTACAACCCGAATCAACGCTTAAGGCTCAATTGTTCCAAATCACTTCATCAGGCATGGATTTGCAACAAGTTATTAATAACAGCCAATATCACTTTGGCTATGTTAATTTGAAATAGTTGTCACAATTCATAAAGTTTAGTATAGTTTATTAGCGAAGAGCGAAGCTGTAGAATCTGCTCCTTGCTGTGAGTGCGGGCGTTCCTTGTGTATGGAACAAGGCGGTTGATATTCACCTTTTCAAATCGTTCTGTAGTCTGCATTTTATTAAAACCCCCTGTTCGTGAGTAGTTCCAAGAAGGTGTTCTTCTCGTCGTTCTGATTGCTGCTGTAACGATTGATGATTTGCATAATCAGGTTAAAGTCGCCTTGCATCGCCTTATAATACTGAGCGCCTGCCGTGACATAGGGCGAGAGCTTCAGTTCCTTGGTCATGCGCCCGATTTTACGGTTCATGGCTTCGCAGGCAAGAAAGCCCTGCCTGTTCAGCACATAATCTGTAATCGTCTGCGGCGCGACATAACCATCACAGCCGCGAGCCACGATGTATTCCTCAATTTCATTTCGCAGCACATCTGCCGACGGCACTTCTTTTTCACATTCCTTCATCGCAATGGAGAAGTAGTCTGCCATCACATTTTTGGAATTGACCTTTTTTGGTTTTGGCTGAGTTGCAGCATTTGCGCCAGAAGTTTTGCCTTCAAGCTTTTTATCGATTGGATTTTTCCGAGGACGGCCTGCCCCCGGACGATAGCCTCCGCTGGGCATTGTCATCACCTCGTTTTTGATTTTGATTTCCGTTTTGATTTTTTGATTTTTGATTTTCGAATAATTTGCACGGCAGGCCAAGCGCGCTGTCCACCTTAGAAGTCACAGGGATTGAGACCGCCCCTCGGTCTGAACTTAAAAGTAGTCGCCTTGCCCAGCGTGAAGTCTTGAGTGGCATTCCTGACAAAGCGCCATCATATTCTCCCAGTCGTTTGTGCCGCCGTCGGTCAGCTTGATCTTATGGTGGGCAAGCGTTGCGGGAGTGAGCCGTCCGTCACGTTTACACATAACACACAGCGGGTTGGCCGACAGGAACGCTGCACGGATTTGTTTCCACGTTCTGCCGTAGCGTTTATTGCTGTCGGGATCGCGGTCGTGTCTGTTATATCGTTTGGCTTCCTGTTTCTGATGTTCCTCACAGTACCTACCCGTGGCCAGCTTGGCGCAGCTGGGGTAGGCGCAGGGTTTCTTTGCTTTATATGGCACGTTGCACCTCCTGTTCTGCGCATAAGAAAAGCCCCGTGGGATTGCTCCCGCGAGGCTCGTGTGTGCATTTAATTTTGCCATTTTAATAATAACAGGCTTCTAAGCGGAATTATAGTGGTCAACAGTGGCGTATGGCATCGATCTCGTCCAAAGCCCGGCCATGAAGCCGGTAAACCCAGCGAAGGTCGAAATGTAGCTCGACCGCTATCTGTTCCCATG